TGGCTTGAGAAGCGGCTGCGCAAGGCCAACCCGTCGGCTAGACCGTTTATGTGGGGTTACTGGACGGCGATTACCGGTATTGCAGTTCCGATTGTGGTAGGACTTGGATTTAGGGCTGGCAACGCCACTTTCAGTCAATTTGTTCTGGCGTGTGTCGTATATCTCCCGGTCAACATCTGCCTGTTGTGCCGACACCGCTGGGCGCTAATCGCCGCAACCATTTTGTCGCTCAATCCCATTATTTGGATTGCGAACTTCTTTTACACCCGCAACCGCTGGAATGAGCTCAAGGTTGTTGGGGTAATAGCTGAAGGAAAACGATTCGATTCTGACTTTCGGTAGCAATCGGTCGAGGTATGGCGGAGGAAGCACAGCTTCCGAAGACAGCGGGCGTTCCCAAGTGCAACTTGGGAACGAGGGGGGGGGCAGGCGGCGTAATGCGCCGGGTGTCATTCACCCTGGGCTTGACTTTGGCGGGTGGAAGAGTAAGAGCGGGGGCGTGAGCGCCCAAGCTGCCGACGATGCCCCTTGCGTGGCCGATGTGTTCGGCTCGCAACCCCTTCCCCGCCCGAAGCGGCAGCCGTATCCGTGGGAGGCGGGTGCGCCGATTGATTTTTTCATGCCGTTTGATCCGCCCACGGCGACGGCGCAGCACAAGGGGGCGCGGGTCCACAAGGGAGAGGTCTTTTTCTATACGAAGGCCGAGCTGCGCGAGATCGAGGAGATGCTGCGCGCGCAGATGGCTCCGTTTGTGGTTGCCGCTCCGCTGGATGGGCCGCTCTCGCTGCTGATGGAATGGTTCTTTCCCTGGCGCAAGACGGAGCCTGCCAAGAACCGGGTTACCGGACGCAAATGGCATACGAGCAAGCCGGACTGCTCCAATATCATCAAGGCTCCGGAAGATCAGCTTACCCGGCTCCGGTTTTGGCATGACGACGGGCAGATTGCCGATTTGCGCGTGATTAAACGCTGGGCGGATACGCCCGGGATCCGCGTTGTGATTACCCAGCTTTCAGAGGAATAACTATGCTCACGAACACGAACCAGGTCGACACGGCTATCGATCAAATCTCGGATCAGGATTTACCGGCACCGGACCCAACGGGGCCGCAGGTGCCGTTTCCGGGTTCTCTGGTGCTGACGCTTGAGCAGGAGGAGAATCTCATTGAGCATGTATGCAGGCGGTTGGATCAGTTGGAACTGGAACAGGGGCGTCAAATCTCCGTGCGCTCTGGAAATCAGACGTCGGTTCCGGACAAGAATACGCACTTTGGCAAGCGGGAAATGTTTACCCTTCGCTACCAGACTTACGTTGAGGATCGCAAGAGCGGGGCGGGTCCGGAGAATCCCGCGGTGATTTATGATGTCAGCAATCTGACGGTGGGTCTTTCCCAGCGGATTGCGATGCAGATGGCGGCTCGGGCGAACAATTACTTTTTTGGAACGGACCCGTGGTTCACGATCAGTTTTGTGGGGACGCTCGACAAGCCGTTGGCGGAACGGATCGACCGGCACGCGCATTGGAAGTTTGGCGAGAGCGGGTTGCGGACGATTGGCAAGAAGGCGGTGGAGTACGCGTTTGTGCGGGGTGAGGCGGTGCTGAAAACGACCTTTTTGAACAACACGCGATATTACCAGCGGAAGGGCGAGGCGCTCTTCGACGCGAATGGTGAGCCGGTCTTGGACGTGAATGGCAATTACATTTTCTCGGACGCGAAGTGGGTGCCGCAGATGGCGCTGATGCCCGCGCCGGTGGCACTTCCCGCGCCGGGTGATCCGAACCAGGTATTGCCTGGTGCTCCTCCTGATGGGTCTGCGACGCCGGCGGATTCCGACGATTGGACCGAGGGGGCGAATGCCGCGGCTCCATCGATTGATCCCACTGGGGGCGGTGGGCCGATGGTTATGCAGGCGACTGGGCGGCAGGTGCTCAAGCGGGACGGGGTGACGGTGCAGCCGGATAACTCGACCTGGCAGCAAGGGGTGTGGCCGTTGAAGCGCAGGATTTACCAGGGGACAAACTGCGAGCTGGTTTATTACAAAGATTTTCTCTGTCCGCTCGATGCGGACGATATTCACAAGGCGGACTGCATCGCGCATCTCTATGATCTGTCTGTCATGGATCTGGTGGAGATGTTTAAGCAGCAATCGCTAGCCATGCAGAACGCCAAAGAGGCGCAGGCGGCGATCTCCAAGTCGGTGACTATGCTGCGGAATCTGGCAAGCGAAACCGATATTCCAAAATCGGCGGCGCGACAGGCGCGAGTGGAGTCGGGCGAGCAATCGATACTTGGCAACGAAGACAATCCGTCCGCTGAAATCGCGGAGGTGTATGTGCGGTATGACGCCAATCAAGATGGGCTGATGGAAGAGATCATGCTCGTGCTCGACCGCAAGAATCGGGTGCCTGTGTTTTACGATTACACCGATAACGTGACCGTGAATGGGCGGAGGCCGTTTGAGGTGATCCGGCCCAAACCGGTGGATGGGCGATGGTATGGAATTGGGGCGATGGAGTATTTCCAGCACGAGCAGGAGTTCATCGACCTTGCGATCAACCGGAGGAACTTTGAGCAATCGGCATCGGGGCGGATTACGTTCTGGGATCCGTCGAAGACCAAAGAGGGTTCTTCCAGCCCTGGGTTGAAGCTGAGGAACGGAAAGACGTACACCTTGACCAACGACGCCAAAGCATCGGAGGTGCTTTCCTATGTGACGCTGCCGGACACCTCGGAGGGCATGATGGAGCTCATTAATTTCTTCATGCAGATCGCCAACCTCAAAAGTGGCATGGCTAACACGGCGGACGGCCAGATGTCAGGGTTGCCGCAGCCGGACACGGCCACGGGGATCAACGATCTGTCGTCCAGCGGGGAAGAGATGTTCTCGCAGTTCCTCGATGAGTTGGAGCCTGGGATTGAGGGCACCGTGGAGGCTAATCTCCGGGTGACGTACGGGAACTTCAACGAAGCGGAGTATTTCCATTTCTCGAAGGGGGACGTGCAGATGATGGATCAGCTGCTTCCCGACGATGTGGCCGATCTGGATTTCTCCGTTACCTTGCTGATGACGCGCAAGAAGACGGAATTGAGCGGGCAACGGAACACGCAGGCTTGGCAGATCGCCACGCAGTTCTACCAGTTGCCGCCTCCGGTGCAGCAGCGCCTGGAGCCGCTGGCGATCAGCCTGCTCAAGAGCAAGCAGGTCGATGATCCCGGGTCATTCATCAAGGCGCTGACATGGGCCGAGATGCAGGCGCCTCAATCGCAGGCGCCGGCAGGCGGTCCGGGTTCGGCCGCAGGAGCGCAGCAAGCAGCGCCAGCGCCCGCTTTGATTTAAGTTTATGGATCTTCCTCCCGCCCCGCCGATGAGTGACAACGTGCGGGTCAAGCAGCAGGCCCATAGCGATATCGGCGACATCGCTGTGTTACGGAAGAGCGTGGCATTCCAGCGGTACTATGCTCGGCGAATCCAGGAGATGCTGGATGCCGCGCGCGAGACGGTGCTGGAAGGTTCGGCAGCGCCCGCGACAATGATGAGCAAGCGGGATCTGGACCAGCGGGAGTATCAGTTGCTAAAGCGGGTGGCGCAGTTGCTGGACTCGGACGAGAGCGCCAATCGGAGCATTATCGAGGATTAGCGGGTTCGCCGGTGATTTCTCTCACGGACGCACAAAGCAGATCCGTCTCATCCGTCACCCTCGCCCACCTCCGCGCCATGCGCCGGTGATCAGCCCAGCGTTACCGTGAAATCGTAGAGCGCCGAGCCGCCAAACGAGTCGTCGTTAATCAAAATGATCGCCGGGGAACCGCCGCTTGGCTGCTGCACGATTTGAACAACTGCGGTCCTGCCAACCAGGTCAGCGCCCACCTCGCCTCCCAAAAACTCACCCACCCAAATCGTATCGCCAGATGCCGCGATTACGGGCCGCCAGAGGGTGCTGTCGTAGACATTGTTGTAATACGGCCCATTCCAGCTTAGGCGGGCTTCACCTCGCCGTTTAGCCTGGCCTGATCCGGAAATCATCACATCCGAAGGAGGATCGCCATTGCGGTGAGACAGCCAGTGGTCGAAGCCTTGGATATAAAGAAAATCGCTGCCGTCAACCATCCCGCGAAACTGGACGCTCGCGTAACCCATGGGTCCAGAGTCTACCCCGTCAACGCTGAACTCGCGCCCTCTTCCGCTTACGCCCGCCCCAGCGATGCGGAAATTTGCGCGAGGCTGATTCCCCCGCATGCCCAATCGACCACGGTAACTAGGAACCGCCCCGTCGATAATCTCCCGGATGTTCATATCCGTCTCATCAGTCCCCTCCGTCTCATTGCTGAATGCTCCAGTCGCTTCCTTGACCGCTCACGCCAGGCCCGACAATCGTAGGCTGGCCATCCTTGGCCTGATATCCCCGCAACCCATACTCGTCGTGGTGGCTCGGCTGGGCTCTTATTAGCGCCTGCATCACCGCTTCGTTGGATAACGGCTGTTCTTGTTCCTCGTCCATAGTTAGCTCAGCGCGGGGTTCTTTGGTAGCGTCGCCGTATAGACCTCCTTGATCCAGATTCCTAGTTTCCACTTCTCTACGTTGACATGCGCGATGAACGTGGAGACGCCGGGATTCCATTGCGCGCGGCTTGTCGGGTCCGGGCTTGTCGCGGGGATGTTGCCGATCATAAACGGATACGCTGAAATCAGCGTTGAGTAATCATCGCTAAGGAAATTGCCGCCCACCAACAGAACTGCGGCACTCTGCGCCTTGTCGATGTCATCGTAAATCACCGGGATAGGTGCGGGCCGTTTTTGCGTTATCGCCTGACGCAGGCTCACGCAATACCGCGCGTGCAAAGGCCCGTGCAAACAGCTCGGGATTGCTGGCTTCGCCGAGCTGAATGTGGTGCTGTCATCGAACGTCGCGATGAGGTCGTGGCTTTGCGGGAGGAACTTCGTCTGTTTCTCGACCGTGGCGGGGGGGCCATGCCAATACGTGCGCGTTACGGTTGCGTCGCATGCCGCCGAGAAGGCTTCCTGCATGTCCAGTCGATACGGCGGAACCATCGCGACCAGCCCTCCCGGAAAATCCATGTCCTGATTGTTGACGAAGAGCATGAAATACTGATCCTTCAGCACGGCCGGAAAAGCCTGCCGGATGGATGCATTCCATGTCTCGGGCGCAGGTAACAGCGCCGGATTCACACTGCTTGTGATCTGGATGGAACGCCACTTATCGACCGACTGTACCTCGATAAAACCGCTTACCACGTGCGCTATCGCCATCGCCAGGATGCCATGGGGCATATCAGGGTTACTGATAGTCACCACAGGCTTTGCATAGCCGTGCCCCGCGTGGCCGGAGACTAGCGAAATCGACGCAACCGACATCGAATAAGGCACGGCGGTCGCCACCGCCCCCGTTCCACCGCCCCCGCTGAACACAACGTCCGGGACGCTTGTATAACCAGAACCGGGGTTAACAATATCGATATGGTCAATGCTCGTGGTCTCTATTGTGGTGGATAGTATGGCTACGTTCCCGGTTGTGTCCCCGGTTGAATCCGAGGAGTCACGCACAACCGTTACGGCAGGGGGCGACGTGTAGCCCGAACCGGCGTTGGTAATGGTCGCCGAGAAGTGGCTGGGGATGATCGAGACCGTCGCCGATGCCGTCAATGACGTTTGAACGGGAACGATGTCCCATACCGCCGTTGATGTCGTGGTAACCGGAGTGGATGACGTGTCGGAGTCCACGCAGAACCGTAGCGAGTAGGCCGGATGAGAGCCCCCGATATAGGTTCCTGTATAGTTCCCGCTAAGGGAAAGGAAGTCCACCCAAATAACGCGATACACGGTAGACTCATCGAGCACTGTGCCCGTACTGCTGCCGGATTGGCTGAGACTTAGGGTAAACCTGTCGCCAATGGACAACTTGTGAGGGTATCCACCGGGAAAGCCCGGCTGCGGTCCCACGCTCTTGAGTTCGCCGCTAGTGGGGGTATAAGCCAATACCATTGGCTGCGGGGGCGGGAAAGTGATCGTCGGCACGGGCAAGCCAACCGTTCCTTGGTTGGTTATCGCGAGTTCCCAAACGGGAGGCGTCACCAAGACGGTGATTATCGCGCCAGAACCCGTCTGGGGTATTACGGCTACGACGGAAGACCCTTGGATGTATCCACTTCCCCGCGCCGTAATGTCAAATCCCGTGATTATTCCGTTAGTAATGATAGCCACTGCTTTTGCCCCCGTCCCGTTCCCTACTCCCTCCCCGTTCCCTCCGAAAAAGACTTGAACGACTGGTCCCCAACCCGTGGATTCCCCAAGGATACCAATATTATCAATTCCCCCGTCCGTGCCAACATAGAGGATGAACGTTCCTGACCCTCCGGGGTCAGTAATCTGAACTGTGGGCGGATAGGTATAGCCACTCCCCCCAGTGGAGGAGACGATAGCAATAGTGCCATCGGCATCGGCCGTGAGTGTCACACTAGCCCCGTGGCCCGTGGAGTCGAGGGGATCATTAACGACCGTCGCGTAGACATTGGGGCCGTAGGCACCGCTATAGTAACTTCCAACTACGTGGCGATTTCCGTTGAGAATCCGCGTCCAATAACCACCGGGATCATCAACACGGAATGTACAACTCGAATTAGTCTGATTGGGCGTTAACGATACCGCGAACGCGCCGCCCCCGCTTACCGTGGGGGTAGGCATGGTCGCGTAGTTTTGTCCAGGGTTAAACGATGTGCCGAGTGTGAACGCTGGAGCCGTGAACGCCACGGACGCCGTGGCATGCTCACCCAGCACGCGAGTTAGGGGCTGAATAGTCGTTGTTCCGCTATCGTCCGTGCCTTCAACGGGGTTAAACGCTTCACCCCCGAGGCTATCTGAAAAGATAAACTCCGTATCAGACACTACGGTAATTACATAGTATGGGTGGTTAAGCTGAATCGTGCATAACGTGCGCACTTCAATCCAAGTGCTATATGCCGTAAACTCAAAGGTGCTGTTTACTTGCATTCCATGCGGGCTTGACGTTGTAACCATAAAGGCATCGCCCGGCCCTGTAAACATACCGAGTTCAACATTCAATGGCCCACTTGTGATAGGCTCTGTTGGCAGGTCAATCACCAGCGTCGGCGCAGCCGTATAACTGCCCTGCGTCGCCACCTCAATTCCTGTGACTGACCCCAAGGTGTCCGTCGTCGCCGCGAGAACCGCCGTCGCGGTCGCGGTCACGTGCGTTCCACCCGTGGGCGGCGCGTCGATAGTGACGCTAGGCGCGGATGTGAATCCGTGCCCACCTGCGGTGACTTGAATTGACTCAAGAGATCCGACAGTCCCCCCATCAGGAGTAGTCATCGTGGGCGTTGCTACCGCGCCCGTTCCATTGCCCTCCAAATCTGAAATAGTTACCGAGGGTGTCGTAAGATACCCCGAACCGCCGACAGGAACCGTGATAGACGAAATCGCCCTGTTCCCGTCCACGCCCGGCGTGCCCGCGCCCGGCGCGATAACCTCTTTCTTTTCATGGACGACAATACCGGCCACCGGGTCGATGCGGTCGCTTTCCAGAACCGGCCAGCTCTCGCCGGTCGCAAGCTGCTTGACCTTCCGCAGCGCGTGTGTCCCGTCTAAATCTTCCACCGACGATTCCAGAACGTCTAAGCCGCCCGCAGTCGGTGCGGTTCCGCTCTCTACAATGGTTTCCGCCGTCGTTGTGGTAGCGCCGTGCGCCGCCGGGTCCACCTCGCCGGATACCAGCTGCACAAAGCTGTCAACCTTCGTGGTGCGCTTTTCCGCTTGCCACTTGTTCTTGTCTTTTACCGACGATTCCACCACCAGGAATCCGGTTTCCGCTTCCGTCCCCACGGGAACGATCTCGTCCTTCGTGGTGCGAAACGTTCCCGTCAGATGGCGGTCCAGCGTCCGGTTCGTGGTAAACGCTTCCTCCGTCCAAAGGGCCGTGCGGCTCTCCACGGTTTTGGTCAGTCGCGTTGCCCGCAGCGCATCAACGCCGGTCTTTTCTGCCGCGTTGTAGAGATAACCCATCGTCTCCACAGGCGGGTCGTCATTGTTCGCGACGGTCTGCTTTTTTGTCGTCTCAAGATCGCCGCGCTCGTCGTAACCTTCCGAGTGGATTTCCAGCCCCGGCACTTTCTCGTAGCCAAGCGTCAACGTGCCGAACACGCCGATGGCATCGACCTTGAAATTCTCGTCCACCAGCTCCAGCCCGGTATATCCGTCTATGAGACAAGACTGGGCGAATGCCATTCCGGTGTAATCGGTCTTCGCGATGCGGATGTCCCATTGCACCTTTGGGTAGTCCTTCGTCGCATACGGGTAGCTAACCGTATAGCCATACCCGGCCTGGTCCTGGGCGGCGAGCCGCGCGGCGTACACCCGCACGTGGATTCGCTTGTTGCTCTCCGTCTCGGTGAGTTTCTGGCCGATCAACAGCAGTCGTGAGTTGGTCGGGTGCGGCGTTCCGAACGGTAACGGCTGATCATGGCTTTCCGCCGTGTGCCGCTCGGTCCATGTAAAGTCGTTCAGGTTCCCTGAGCCGAAATCCAACCCCGGCTCTCCTTCGAGCGCCTTGGGGGGATTCCGCACTGGGGTGACGCCCGGTTGCACCACGTCGGCCGGCCGGACCGTTTCCCCCGGCCGGAGCTCGATAACAGTGGCGCCGTCTTGCCGTTTCACGGTCACCGTGCCGAGAGTGGTGGCCGAAAGAGTGGCGCTGGTAATCTCGGTGAACAGCTTGGTGGTGGTGGCGGGCGTTGTTCCGTTGAGGGTCACCGTCTCAGTGCCGCTACCCACTAGGACTACTAGTTGCCCTACGTCTGCCGCGTTGCTGCTCTGGATGGTAAGCTGCTCGTTAGAGAGTTTCATAGGGAACGGGAACGCTGTAGCAGGTGAATGACACCCCATCAAGTTGAAACGCTCTTGACAAGTCCGGCTCAAGGTGTCATTCACCGTTCATGGCAGACCTTCAGGCGCAAGCCGAACCTACCTTAAAAACGGCCGCTGAACCACTTCCGGAAACTCCGGTGGAGGTTGTGGCGGGCTCTCATGAAGCATCTCTAACCACTCCGGACGAAGTCGACTGGGAGGCGTTGGATGATGCGGCTTATCAAAAGCTGGCTGAAGAAGCGGTGGCGAATCAACATCAGACGGGTGAAACCGCTGGTGAGGAAGCGCCCGCCGAAGAAGCGCCCGCGGGAGAAGAAGAGGTTCCTGTTGTCGAGGAGGTGCAACCGCCCGAAGACGACACCGCGCTGGTCCAGGGGAAATCCTACCGGCCGCGTCTGGATGCGTTGCCCGAGATCGAGAAAGAAGCCATTGCGCTGCGCAAGCAGCTTACGGCGGCGGGACAAGACATTTCGCTGAAGGATTGCCTTGGTCGCGTCGAAGCGAAGTATGGCATCGTCGATGGCAAAGCGCCGGATGCGCCCGCAGTTGTGGAGCAACCGACTGCCGCATCGATTCGGAACGACATCGCGGGGTTGCGCGCCGAGTTCAAAACGGCTGCGGCTGCTGTCGACACGATAACGATGGCGGAGATTCAGGAGCGGATTGAAGACGCTCGTGATGCTCTTGGCATTGCCGTGCAGCGTGAGTTCGAAACGAATACCTCGCGCCAGACCGAACAGCAACAGGCTGTCGCCAAGAAGAACGACGCGATTCAGAAGAGCATCGCCAAGGCGCGCCAAGACTATCCTGATCTGGCGAACGAAAAGAGCCCGATCGCGAAGCAGTGGCACGTTGTTTACAACCGCTTGGTGGCTGAGAACGACCCCACGATTCATTCGTCGAACGCCTCCTATTTAATTTCCGTTATTGCCGGTCAAGAGATCGGCGTAGCACCCAAGAAAGCCGCATCATCCAACGTCCATCCAACGACTCGCCCGGTACAACCCGCGCCTGGGGGCCTTCGTTCCTCGGCCGGAACAACCCAAACCGGGCAATTCGAGACCAGGCTCAATGCGGCACAAAGCCAAGACGACTACGACAAGCTCCTGCAAGAAGCAGGGATTAGCTAGCGTCGCGTAGGCGATCCTTTGCCGGGAGAGTTCCGGCAGCATTGGTAACCAGGATTCGGAGTGCCCTCAGACACTGAGGAACCATTCCATGGCAATTTTTCCTAATGCAAATACCGCGGCTACTCTCCAGGGTAAAGCCGCCGAGTTTCTTCCCAAGCTGTGGAAGAAAGGCGCAGACCTGGGGGAGCAGGAAGACGACTTCTTTGCAGAGTTCGAGGGGAAAGGCATTACGTCGCCTGTTCGCGTCGACACCGACCTAAGCAAAGGCGATGGGCAGACTATCACGTTCCGCACGCAGGAAGGGCTCTATGAGGATGGCGTCACTGGCGACACCCTGATTGAAAACAACGTTGAAGAGTGGGAGGTCGGCGATTTCGATTTGACGGTCGACTGGTTCAGGCACGCTACCCGTTGGAACAAGCGGACCGAGGATCAGACGGCGATGCATACCGAGTTGAACGACAAGGTGAACGTCAACCTCGGCAAATGGCTCGGGCGCAAGAAGACCCGGCAATTGCAGATGATGTTCAAGCATTGCTTGCATCCCACGAGTCAGATCATCATCGGGAGCGGTGGCGGCAACCTAGGCAACGTCGATGCGCTGCGGAGCACTGACACGCTCACGATGGACAACATCGTTTCGAGCGGTCAGCAGGCGAAGACCCTCGGCGCGCGTCCCGCGCTGGTTGGGCGCGCCGGCCGCAATGCGATCAGCCGGTTTATCTATGTGGCTACTGGCGAGGCGCTCGTGTCGCTGCAGAACAGCAGCGATTACAAGCAGGCGCAGCGCGATGGCGGCATCCGTGGCGCTGACAACGTGATCTTTAAGGGCGGCTATTCCGATGTGAACGGCCACTTGATTCGCGAGTACAACCCGGAAGACCACGGTGGCGCGGGCCCGATTGGCAGCCCGCAGAATCCGAAGGCTCTGCTCGGCACGGCGATCACGGCCGATGACACCGCCCAGACGATCTACGGTGGCGGCACCGTGGCGCGGGCGGCCAAGACGCGCGTGATGTATTTCGAGAGCTTCTCGAATTTTCAGTATGTGTTCAATCCCGGCAACATTCTGGCGCCGGATACCACCACGCGGTATTGCCTTATCTACAACGTGTCCGGGGCGGACGCAGGCAAGATGGGCTTCTACTCGTTCGTGGTGAACAATGGGAACACGCTGGTTCCCACTGGTCGCCTGCGTGCCAATACCACTGGTATCAGCAACTCCACGATTGGCAATGTCACTTGGAATCAGGGCGTGTGGGCTGGGAAGCACACGGACGCGCATCCGCTCGGTTCGATCATTATCGAGACGAATGCTTACGGCGTGCCACTCGGTTACACGTTTGTGCTCGGCGCATCGGCCGCGGTGCGTGGCTATGGCCGGTTCCGCAATCAGCGTTCTGAACAGGAGCGCGACGGCGGTTTCGTGAAGGATGTCTATATCAGCAGCGTGTTCGGCCAGACGCCTTGGACGCGGACCGATCTACGCACCCCGAACTGTTTGGTGCTTACGCACGCGATCAGTTACGCGGGGTTGGCGATTCCGCAGGTGATCTAGAGTTGTGTTGGAAATTGGAGGGAGCGGTTGGTTTGTTCCGCTCCCTCCTTCTCCCTGATCTTGCTTATGAAATTCATCTACTTTTTGGCGGGGACGACGCCGAGGCTTAGTGCGCTGGTTAGTTTCCAGGGCGCGAAGCGCTCGCACCGGTTCATTTGGTCGGAGACGCACAAGGCGCATGTCTATGAAGGCCGGGAGCTGGACGCCAAAGAGTTCAACGGGCTGACGGATGAGTTTTACGCTCACAACCATAACGAGTGCTATTTCAAGGTGGTGCCGCGTGTGGTGGAGATTGAGGCCGTGGACGAGGGGGAGGCAGTGCAACTGCCGGAGACGGGCGTTCCCAAGTGCAACTTGGGAACGAGGGAAGAGGAGGAGGCTGCTCCCGCGCCGGTCGCCACGTCTGCCGAAGCCGCTGTTGTCGCTGAACCTGCTGATGATGTCACCGAACGGAAGCCGTTCCGGAAACTCCGCGCTCAGTTGCCTGTCTAATGTCTATTGACCTCCTAGCCGTTTACAACGACGCGATGCTGGTGCTCGAAATCGAGTATCCGGCAAACGCGCCGGCGTTTTTGAGCGGGCTGGTTGTGGGCTTCATCAACGAGGTCGTTCAGACGATTCAACAGGCGGGCCCGAATTTCCAGACGCAGGGGGTTATTACGGTCAATACCGTGGCTGGCACGGCTAGCTATTCGCTGACTACCAACCTCCAGAACGTCGTCAAGCCGGTGCGGCTGGCCGACGGCACTTCCCTGGTGGAATTGCAGACTCGTGGGGATTACGACCTTTTTGGGCAAGTCTACCTGGGGCAGCTTTCCCCAGCTGTGGCCCAAGGCAAGCCGATGGCGTTTTACCTGAACACGGGGCGTGAGACGGCGACGCCGGATGCCGCCGAGAGCGTTGTCACCACGATGATGCTGGCGCCCACGCCGAACGATGCGTACGTGGTGACCGCGACGGTGATTGTCGAGCCGACGCGCTATACGGTTGCCGACCTGACGGCTAATCCCGTTCCGGTGATCCCGATCGCGCACCGATACGTTGAGGCGATCCTGATGCCGCTGGTTCGGTTCGCCTGCACCAAGAGCAACTATTTTAAGAACGCGGGGGCGCTTCCCTCGCTGACATCTTCGCGGGATGCGGCGATGACACTTTTGGGGCTTGCGGACCCTCAGACGGATTCGGCACAGGATGTCAACGAGCGCAAGAAAACGGCGGCGCGGGCGGCGGCGCGGCAAGCCTACGCTAATACCCAATGACTAGCACCCAACTAGCTCAGAGATTGGCGCGGCACCTGACGGTATCGGACCTGGCGCTGATGCCCGCGCCAGCGATGCTGGACATCGTTGCCGCGATCAACGAGGGGTTGCAGGCGCTTTACCAGCTTTTGCCGAGGCGGTTCAAGACGACAACCGTGAGTGAGACGTTGCGCGCGCCGGAGACGGTTTCTGCGGCGATTCCGGCTCGGTATTCGAACCGATTTACCGGTACGCCGTTCACTGACGCGCAGGTGGGCTGCACCTGCCAGATTGGCGATGATCCGCAGTATAACCAAATCGTGTCCGTCAACGCGGTGTTGGATCAATATACCGGGACGAATCTTACGCCGCAGGTGACGATTTGGCACGACTGCGTTCAGCTCGCGGACAGCATCGAGTGCATTACCAGCGACGTGCGGGTTTACGACGGGATTCGGGAGTTTACGCTGACCCGGCGGGACTTCGATTACCGGCGCTTTTGGTGGAGGGTCAAACACCCGGCGGCGAGGCCGTGGGAGTACCAAATCGAACCGGTCGGCGTTGCGTCGGGCGCGCCGATGTCGTTTTTGCTGCGGTTCTACCCGATGCCGAACGTTGATTATCGCATCCGATGCGAGGCGGATATTTCGGCGGCGAAACTGACCTTCGCCAACATGATTGCGGCTCCGATTGTCATGCCTGCGCCTGACCGGCTGACAGAGACGGCGCTGGTGCCGCTGTGCGCGCGGGCGCTGATGACTTCGCTGTACTGGCGGGATGCGCAATTGCGGCAAACGGTGATGGTGGCGGCGACGGCTGCTGAGGCGGCTATTCACAAGCTGGACGGGGATACGGGCCCCGGAAACCATTTCATTGGAACGCCGTTCGGATTCTAAACTTATGTCACTTTCTTTCACGTTGCCGGGTCACACTACAACGATCACGCTCAATGATCATGCCGACTTGATGGCGGCATTCAGTGAGACCACTAGACTGCCCGCGCCGTTGCTGGTTGAGGGTGATGGGGGTCTCAAGGTTACGTCGGCGGTGCCGGGATTCAATGTCCCCTCTTACGACTATGTTTTGGTAACCTACTATGGCGCTACCAACAACGTGAATACCGTGGTGTATAAAATCGGGGGCGCGGGAGGAACCACCGTCGCCACGCTCACTATCGCCTACCAGGGTGGTGGAATTGTCGACGATGATCAGCTTGTTTCTGTCACGAAATCTTAATTATGGGATTCAAAATCAACCCATTCACCGGAATCTTTGAGCAAGCTCAGGCAGGGACGAACAACGCTGCCCCTCGTTCCGTCACAGTCGCCAATCAAACCGCCCTATTCGCCCTGACCTCCGCGCAAGTTGCCTTCGGCGACAAGGTGATCGTCACTACGGGAGCGAGCGGCAACAAGGAATATTACGAGGTGCTGGATACGGCGCACCTTGGCTCTTACTCGGGCTACGGCTGCCTGGGTAATGGGGCAGCAGCATTCGGGGCGGTTACGGTAGGTAGCGGCATTTCCCTGAATAGCGATGGCTCTGGCTCCGCATCATTCGGATCGCTGGCCATCAATGGCGGTGCAGCATCAATCGACAGCGGCGGTTACGCGAGGTTTGGAGCTGGCGACATCACGACAGGTGGTAATGGCACTGCTAGTTTTGCCAAGGGCGGCATGACTATCGGAGAGGGCGGCACGGC